TCTTCCTTACAACTACGATAAGGCCGCTCAGGATAAATTTCATAAGAATGTTGAGGATTACAACAAACAGGTACTAGATTCTCTAGGATTAGGATCAACGATCGACGTTCAGCATTCTCTGGACAATTCAGATCCGGTCACACGGGCCTACTTCTCCGACGTGTTCGATTACCAGAACGGCTACGTCAAGGTAACACCGGAGCAGTTTGAGTCAAGTCGAGAAAGGGTCATAGCCGAAATGGTCAAGAGCGGGGAGATTACCCAGCAAACGGCCAATGAGATTAGAGCGAAGTTACAGGAGAGCGATCGTACTGGAAAAGAACCAGTTGAGGTAACCCAAGCCATGGATAGGCTGGCCGGATCGACCGGTCAAGACGGCTCAGTCAAAGAGAGCCTATTCAAGGTCAAATACCTTAATAAATAACAAAAATAAACGAATTGAAATGTCATTCATAAAAAGCTTTGATCAGTTCGCAAATCGTAAGATAAACGAAGCGGTTGCCAAGGAAAAGATCAAACAGATTGGTGCCAAGCAGGGCGAGGTCTCTAGGTGGAAGGTCGTTCTAAAGAGCACACAAGACACCAGCTCAAAGAGACCAGAGGACCTAATAAAGGAAATACTAGTTGATCCAGAGGTCAATTCTGACTTCGCGACATGGTGGGAATCAATTGAGCCAAAGACCAATACCGCTCCATACACAATGATATGCTTTGTCGAGTTCTCACGTAAGGACGCAAACGTATTTAGACGTGATACTGTTACGGCTGAGCTAATATTCAAGATGTACGGTAAAATGGATAACGGCTTCATTGCAATGTACGACGTTAAGTCGGCTACTCCAATACTTAATAACCTCCAAATAGGTGCATCCCAGTACAAGATGATTGCATGGAAGCATGAGGATGAGAACACCCTACGTAAGCACAGCTCCGACGGATCGTCTGGCGCCTTAACATGGAAGAAGGGAGACCTCATTCCAACTACCGGTTACTTGATTGACCGTGATCAAAGCAAGGTCTACACACCGGCGGTCGTTTACAACATGCAACAGGCTGCTACTCAACCAGTTAGCGCGGTCGGAACAAGCGGGGCAGCCGGAACATCTGGAGCTCAGGTCGCTCCTCAACCGGTCCAACCTCAAACTCAAGCACCGGTTCAAACTGGCGGAGCCAGCCAAACAGTTAGCCCAACTGGTAAAAAATTCAGATTCAACATAATCTAATAACATGATAAATTACTCAAACTACGCAAGGACTCTTGAGCTCCGACCTTACACCGAATTGAATGAAGCTCAAGTTGGACATGCGTCCGATGATTCGGCAATCGGTTTTGATAAGCTAATGGGCGGAGAAAAAGGTTCACCGTACACTTCAAATTACAATTCTTTCGTCAAGGCAATCGGTCTAGCAATAGACAAAGGAAAGAAGGAAGGGGTCGTTGAGGTTCAGCATGATGACGGTTCTCACTTCTTGCGAGTTAGGTACACAATCGACTACACCAACCCAAACGAGGTAATCGTCAACCTGTACCGATCCGATTATAAAGGTAAAGCTGGAACACAGACGCAGACACAGGGAAAACCTACTCCGGCTACTGGTCAAACTTCTCAAGTTTCGCCAGCGATTAAGAAAGCAGCCAATGATTTATGGGTAGCGTTACACGGGTCAAGGTTCAATGAGGATGAGGAAGGCGTTTACTCAGTTTTTACTAATGAGATAAAATCTGACGCCGATCTTAAGACTCTTTTGTCTTATTGGCAGTCTCTAAAAATAGATTTCGTTAGAGGCTTAGAGTTTAAGTATCAGGACTCAATCGAAAAGACTGCAGCTGAGTACGCTAAGGGTGCAGCGAATCCGCAGGTACAGTCATTACAAGTTCACATACAGGAATTATTGAGCAAAGAAGAGATAGAGAAACTGAATTCGATAATCTCAAAATACTCAACCTTTAAATTTAAGTCAGCGTAATGATAATCATCGAAGTTAAGGACAGTGGATCCTTGGAACGCGCGCTAAAGACCCTAAAGAAGAAGTTCGACAAGGCTGGAACGGTCAAGCAACTTAGGGCTCTTACTGAGTTCACTAAGCCCAGTCAAAAAAGACGTGAGGTCGTGCTAAAAGCTAAGTACGTTAACTCAAAATTCAAAGTAAATGATACAGACATTTAACGAGTTCATGGACGGAGGTAAGAGCCATCGACACACTGCTGGAATAGCGATATTGTTCGACGGAAAGATCCTGCTAGTCCATCCAAAGAACGGCAGTTGGGTTCGTCCTATCATGGGAATTCCTAAGGGCAAAATAGAGGACGGTGAGAATCCAATGGCTGCAGCGATTCGCGAAACAAGGGAGGAAACTGGCATATCTATTGAACCTGCTCAGCTTGAACTCGCACCACAAACCGTGGAAGTCCATGATAAAAGCGGTAACTATCGAAACACGATTTACTACTACGTCTGTCGCATTTCTAACCTTGCACAGATAGGACTCGATTCACTAAGCGTGCCGAAGTCTCAACTCCAGACAGAAGAGGTCGACTGGGCCGGCTTCGTTACCGTACAGGAAGCTTACGGAAAGATCGTACAGGCCCAAAGAATAATTTTAGATAGGATTTCCTAAAACCGACAGGTCAGTTTAAGTATTAGAGATTAACTAAAATTTTTTTACTAATGACTGATCAATTAATGACTGACGAATTGCTGGTTACAGAACCAGTTAACGAACAAGCTATCGCTGAACCTGTTGCAGCTGAGCAAGAAGTAACAGCCAACGAAATGAGCGAAATGGACAAACTGATCTCGCGCAGAACTGGCTTCTTTCCAGTAGCTCTACAAATGGACGACATCAAGTGGATAAAGAACGCTTGTAATTCCGAAAAATTCAAGTTCGAAGGCCCGAACGAAGCGTTCATGATAATGAATTGCTACATGGGATTTGCCGCAGCTCTGGCAAGGCTTGACCAGGAGGCTTCGCTAAATGTCGAACCATCAGGAAAGGTCGAAATTCAGGCCGCAGCAATCGAGGCAGCCGCAATAATGATATCTCGTTACGAGGGATCTGGTCTAGAACTCGCTAAGAGGGTCTTTAGGATAGCTGTCGCGCTTAACGGCCCAGCAATGGAAATGAAAAGGCTCGATAATGAGATTGAGACGCTCAAGGCCCAGACCAAGTAATCTACAAAGAAACATTTTAAAAAGGACGGTCATCCGTCCTTTTTTGGTATAATAACTAAAAGCAACAGCATGGATTTTAAGATAATTAGGGCCTTCGTTGAGGAAATGCAAGCGACCTCATCAACAAATGACAAAAAGGAAATCCTAAAGAAATACGACTCTCCCGAGTTACGCCGACTATTCGAATACGTGTACTCTCCATTCAAGAAGTACTACGTCACATCAGACAACCTAAAGAAATACGGAGAACTAAGTTTTGACAACTATGACGACCGTCTATTCCAGTTATTGGACGATCTGAACGACCGTCGAATAACCGGTCACTCTGCCATTGAGTGCGTGAACGGCTTTATCAATAGAAATAAGGAATACTCTGAGATCATCTACCAAATAATCGATCGTAACCTTAAGACTCGAGCAACCGACACTCTCATCAATTCTGTAATGCCTGGAACGGTTCCAACGTTCGATGTTGCTTTGGCTGAGAAGTTCGCAACCGGTGAAAATAAAGTTGACTTCGATTCAGGCGACTGGTGGTTTAGTCGCAAGCTTGATGGGGTTCGATGCATTTGTATAATCGATGCAGCCGGTGAGATTCGATTCTTTTCGCGTGCAGGTAATGAGTTCTTGACCCTTTCTGTTTTAGGAGAAGATATTAAGCGACTTGGTCTGAAGTCAAAGGTTCTCGATGGAGAGGTATGCATCATGAGAGAGGACGGACTTGAAGATTTCCAAGGAATAATCAAGGAAATCGGTCGTAAGAATCATACTATCGAAACTCCGAAGTACTGGGTGTTTGATTTCCTAGAACTTGATGAGTTCGAACAAAAGAGAGGTGACGTATCGTTCGTCGCTCGTCAAATAATTCTTAATGGAATAGTTGAGGGCCTTACTTACGCTGAACCTCTTCCGCAGTTCCAGATAACCAGCAGAGCAGAGTTCGACAAGATGTCAGCGGATGCGGTTGAAATGGGATATGAGGGAGGCATGATACGAAAGAACGTTGGTTACGAGGGTAAGCGCTCAAAGAACCTACTGAAGGTGAAGGTGATGCAAGATGAGGAATACGTCGTGATTGACGCTGAGTATTCAACCATGCGAATCATACATAAAGGTTCCGAAATCGAGGAGGAGATGTTAAGCAACATCGTTATTGAACATAGGGGAAACAAGGTCGATGTGGGTTCAGGTTTCAACTTGGAACAGAGACGTCACTACTTCCAACACCCCGAGGAAATCATCGGAAAGACTATAACCGTTCAATACTTCGGAGAGAGTCAGGATCAGCACGGTAAGTACTCACTGAGGTTTCCAGTCTTCAAGGGAATTTATGGAGAAAAAAGAGACGTATAGAAATGAAAAAGAATCTCAACACTATTTTTTACTGGGTAGTTATCGTCGGTCTATTACTCGGCTGTATAATGCTATTCACAACAAAGGTCCAGCAAGTAAAACCATCAACCTCGTACAAGTATAAAATATACACGCAAAAAGCCATCTATTTAACAAACGAAATAGACTGCCACGGTGGTGGAATAATAGGTTTTTACAACTCAAACGGTGAGTACGTTCTAATACAATAACTACTGATATGAAACATTTTCGAGTAATACTATGCGGTCATGCCGCTTCTGGAAAGGATCACGCTCGTAAGATATTCGAAAGGCAAGGATTCACTTACGCAGTGTCATACACGACCAGACCTCCAAGACCTGGAGAGGTTGATGGAGTTGACTATCACTTCATAACCGATGAGGAAGCCCAACGAATGATATTGAACGATGAATTCTACGAATGGGTGCCGTTCAACGGTTGGGTATACGGTACTAGCCGTGAGCAGTTTAACACCCTAAACCTTTTCATAATGACGCCCGGTGGAATCGGCCACATCAAGCCTGAGGACCGGACTTCATGTCTGATAATGTACTTCGACATCCAAGAAGAGATTCGTCGAGAGAGGCTTAACAAGCGAGTTATGCCCGGCGATTCAATCGAACGAAGACTAAAGGCGGATGAGGTCGATTTTGAGAACTTCACCGATTTCGACATCAGAATAAACAATCCAAACTTTTAACCAACAAATAAACAATACAAATGGCGTTTGATTTAACCGGAATAATAATCGAAGTATTCCCAACACAAACATTTAACAAAGGGTTTCGCAAACGAGAGTTCGTGATAGAGACCGGCGATAAGTACCCACAGAAAATCGTGTTCGGCTTGGTCCAAGACAAGTGTGACATGCTTGAATCGTTCGGCGTGGGCGATACCGTTAACGTTGCGTTCGACGTTAAGGGCAGAGACTGGACTGATAAGAACGGCCAGACTAAGTACTTCAATTCACTTGAGGCTTATCGAATCTCCGGACAAGGTCGAGCTGACATTAAGAAGAAAACAACTGACACCGATGACGCCGAAGATGACGAGATCTTCCGTTCGCTTGGAATAGAAACCGGAGCCAAGCCAAAACCCGCATCAACATCAACTCAAACCAAATACACGGATGATGATCTTCCGTTTTAAAACCGAATACTTATGTTATACGTATCAATAGACATCGAGACGACCGGCGTTAACCGGGACGTGTGCCAGATCCTTCAGATAGGAGCTGTGATTGAGGACACGCAGAACGTGTTGCCTATCGAGCAGTTACCGAAGTTCCAGTGCATCGTCGAACAGGAACACATAGTCGGACAACCTATGGGACTCTTCATGAACTCTCATCTTCTGTCAATCATTTCCCAACTTGAAGTCCTACAGAAGGAGGCACGAATGGAACATCGTAAGAAGTACAACATCATGAACGAGAACATGGTCGCGGTTGCATTCGCAATGTGGTTACAGACAAACGGGTTTAAGGAAGGAACTCCGATCACGATAACTGCTGCAGGTAAGAACTTCGCATCGTTCGACAAGGTATTCCTGGAAAGGTTGCCAAAGTGGAATCAACACGTCAGAATAAAGCAACGCATCATAGATCCAGCGGTTCTATGCGTTGATTGGAAAAACGATACTGATCTGCCGAACCTAAACCTGTGCATGAACCGATTGAAGGTCTATGGAGAGGTCACACATGATGCCCTTACGGATTCGATCGACGTCGTCCGGGTTCTTAGAGCAGCCACACAAAATTACACAAAGGGATTCTAACGAATCCCTTCTTTTGTATATTAACTACATGAAAGATAACGTTAGGCTCGGTTACTGCTGCATCAATTTATCCCTTGCTGAATCCGGCATCACAGCCAATCGCGGCATGGTCAAGAAGACATTTGCTGAACGTGGTGTTGCCTATGCTGGTGAGCTAGCGCTTAAGAACTTACAGGACCTGCTCAGAATCATGCACTGGAACAAGGCCAACGACATCATGGTGTATAGAATGTCAAGCGATATCTTCCCATGGATGAGCGAGTACGAGATCACTCAGCTTCCGAACTTCGATCAAATATTGCCGGCTCTTCAACGCATCGGTGAATTCGCCAAGGAATCCGGCATGCGACTATCGATGCACCCAGGCCAATTCGACGTGCTCTGTTCTCCACGCGAGGCCGTCGTTCGTAAGACGATCAAGGATCTCAACCAGCACTGCCAAATCATGGACCTCATGGGTCTCGATCAGACTCACACGTACCCTATCAACATTCATATCGGCGGTACGTACGGTGATAAGCCTTCAGCAGCCGACCGGTTCTGTGATAACTACCAAAGGTTAGACAAGGCCGTTCATAATCGACTAGTCGTAGAGAACGACGACAAGGCT